CGGACTTTGCCGCTCCGCGTCGTCTTGCGCCACACGAGATAGGACTTGTACTGAAAGCCCCATCTCCGGACGGCTTCAAGGGCACGGTCGAGGCGTGGCGCTGTAGACCATGCCAGCAACAGTGAATCCATGGAGGCGAGCTGACCGACCGGCAAGGAGTAGATCTCCTCGTCGGTCATCGTGTTGTAGTGCGCGTGTTGAGACTTCCCCAATCCCTTTTCGGAATAAGCTTCGTGATCCCACGGGCAATCGATGACGATTATCTCGTAGTGGAGCGGGAGAAGCGGGGCAAAGATCCACTCGGTCACGCCTCACCTCCCGGATCGCGGAACAAACACGGGCCAGTGTCGGTTGCGCCATCAAAGAGGAGGCCTGAATGCCTACGACCCCTATTCCGAAGCCCAATGACCCTGAGTTCCCGCCAGACATGCCGCCGGATGTGCCGCCAGATCTGCCGGAGCCACCGATCGAAGAGCCAGAGCCCGACGTGGGCCCGGACCAGGCACCACCGGACATCGATCCGGTGCCCGGCAAGGAGGTCCCGCAGATAATGAGCATCTGAGGTCATGCCGCGCTCCCTGCCTGATCTCTGCGATCAAGCGCCTTCAGGTACGCGCCGCGGATCTCTTCGAACCGAGCGATGTCGTATTCCTTGGTCTCGATCTCCATTTCGGGACGAGGCTTCTTTGAACGGCGGCCGTGGTCAGCCAGCCAGGTCTGGGCACTGGCAATGCGGCGGTCGAGCCATGCAATCATTTCGGCGGGGTCGGTCATCAGTGCGCCACCCCATATTCCGCCTCAATGCTGCTCAGCCACTCCAGCCCCTTCCGCGCAACGCGACGATGGCTTTCCTGGCAGCAGCTGTCGTTCATGCGGACCGAGATGTCGGCCCAGCGGCGGTGCATCATTTTGACGGCAGCGGTCAGTGCAGCCTTGAAGCTCTCGTGCTTGCCCCAGAACGGCCCACCGTGTCCGCAGTACCCACCGACGCTGTCTCCGGTATTGATCGACCAAGTACCGTCACCATTGGCCAGGATGCCGATTTTTCCATAGCTCCAGCCGCTCTTATCGAGATCGGTTTGCAGCCACAGCGGCTCATCGACGGTGGGCGCCGGCGCCGGCATCATGAGGTCGAGCATGGAAAGTTGCTGCATCACTCGGATTCATCCTTCAGTTCCGGGCAGATCCATTCAGCGAGTGAGGAACCCCACTCCCTAAGCTTTGCCGCCAGCCGCATTCGTTTCCGCAAGCTCAGCCAGCGCACGAATACGGGAGGTTTTTTCGATGAATTCTGCATGGTCTCTCCGTGCCGCGCGCAGCAGCTCCTGTTCGCTCTTCGCGGCTTCCGCAGCCGCATAAAGTTCCATCATCTGCCAGTGGCGAACGACGTCGGTTTCATTGTTCCACCACGCCTTCAGGCGGCGCTCCGTCCACTGCTTCTTGGGCTCGCCTTTGTGCGGAAACAACTTTTGGAGTTTCAACGCAGCCTCGTATAAGATGTCGCTGACGCGGCCTCCGCCGCCGATCGACCTGACGAGGTAATTTGCAGTAGCAACGTCAGACATCTGCTTGCATTTCCCTTGTTTTGCCTTGTCCAGAATTCTGGATTTCTTTTCCATTTTTTCGGTTCCCGCATGTGGCATTGTCTCGTTGCTTTGGAGACTGCACATGCACAGGAACTTCACTTCCGATGGAGAGGACGGCGCCGCGCCAACGGCTGCCGGTCCCTCCCAGGTCATTCCGTTTCGCAGAGCCCCGCCGCAACTTGGCTCTGCCGCCGGTGACGCGCCCTCGTCGTCACCGGCGATCCCTCTCGGGGAAGCTGTTCAAGCCGTGGTCTTGAGACTGGCGAACAAGCGGATCCGGTTGAGAGTGGCTGGTCCCGGCCGGGAGGAGGATGACCGGGACCAGCGTTGAGTGCGGGGAGGAAATCGCACTCAATCCTTTGCGCGGTAGCCATTCCGGCGAAACTCACGCTCGACGAAGCCGGGAACGATCAAAGTCAGAGCTGCCATCCAGAGAACGGCGCCAGCGGATACAATGAGGATGGACCAGGTCATGCAGCCCTCTTCTGATCTGAGTTTGGATTGGACGGAGCGGCGCGGCTCACCTGGGCGCGATGGAAATCCACCCTGCCCTCAATGGTTCTTTGTGCTGCCGCGTCTTCTGATCTGGATGTCCGGAGGTATTCGCTCATGCGACTTCCTCCGCCTTCCCGCGAATGGCGACGGTGCATCCATGGCAGTGTTTGTCGCCGTAGCCGCCGCAGTTCTCACCCGGGTTCAGGCAATGGGGCCGCAGGACGAATTTTGGCTTGGCAATGAAAGAAGGTGCCTGTCTCTCCAGGCTGTCACGTCCATTCTCAGACGTTGCAGTCTCCGACCGCCCGGAGACAGGCCTACTACCGGCGTCAACAGCGGGCACGGTCTCAGTTTCGCCGTGGGCTCCCGCCTCTTCCGGGTTCGCTTGGATCTCGGTTGCGGTCTCTCCCGCCGTCACGCCGCTCTGGGTAGCGTTCCCCTCCGTGTGCGCGTAACCACAGCCCTCAGTCGGAAGCGAGTTCACTGGTTCGGCAGCACGGCCAGTGACGGGTGCTGCATCTTGCGATGCCCTGCATGCCTCGGTTGCCTGTTCAGGCGAATTGGGTGCCCGTTTTTCGTCCGGGCCAGACGCGCTTGCGACGGCGTTTTTGGCTACTTCTTCACTTTCGCCTCCTGCGCTCGTTGCGATCTCTTCCTCTTCACGGGCAATCATGATGTCGACGGCGGCGATCAGAGCCGCGCGGCCGACTTCCGTCTGCACGCCGGCAGCAATCGTCTCGACGAGCTTAGCGCTGCCATCCGCCTCGATGATCTGGCCCGTGGTCGGGTCAAATTGTTCAATGTTTTCTCGTACGCGGGCGGGCGCAGGCGCATGAGAGGATTTGCCCTCGTAGGCGCACAGGTACAAATCGAAGATGGCCCCCTGCTCCGCGACGGTATCGGAACCCTTCTTCGCGACCTTGCGCAGATGAGCGACGACGTTGCCCATGGCGGTCTTGTCGAAGCCCATGGATTTTGCTTCCGCGTAGATGTCGCGGATGTCCTCGCCGATCGTGTCCTGCTCTTCCTTCAAGCGAAGGATGCGATCGATGAAGGCTTTGATCTGGGCGTCCGACGTCATTGCGCCGCCTCCGGCGCTTTGCCGAAAACGTCGGGTCGCAGTTCGTGGCGGGATATGCCTGTGACACGCTCGATGTCGAGCACACGTTCCGCGGGGACACGGTTCCAAGAGTACAAAGCCGTGTGCTTGATGCCGAGTACACGTGCGAGCGAAACTACGCCCCCCGCCTTCTCCGCTGCTCTTTCGACGATCTCAATCATGTAAGTGAGGGTAAGTTACACTTACTCTCGTTGTCAAGCGCGATGTAGGTGATTTTTACGTAGGGGATAATTACAAGTAGGGTATGGATGATACGATCGGCGATAGAATCCGGGCTCGGCGCAAAGCCGTCGGACTTACTCAGCAAGGTCTTGCAGAAGCATTCGGCATCAACCGAGTGTCGGTGACGCTATGGGAGAACAACTCTACAGCGCCGGAACGTGACAAGATTGTTCCCCTGGCGGAAATCCTTCAGTGCGAGCCAGAGTGGCTTCTGACCGGGCAAGGAAATGCGCCGGAAGAAGCAGAGGCTGGCATCACGAGGCGCCTACGCGTCGTCAGCGCAAACCCCAAGCAGAAGAAGCCAAAGCCGAACGCGAGCTTCCCTCCTCGGTGGCAGCAGTTCCCCGGTGATAAGTCGATCCCATTGCGCGGCCATATCGCAGCCGGCGCCAATGGACGGTTCATCATGAATGGGCAAGACATCGCCCAGGTATTCTGCCCACCCGGGCTCGAAGGCGTCGAAGGCGCCTATGCGGTGCAGGTGGATGGCCGATCCGGCGAGCCGCGCTTTTTCCACGGCGAAACAGCGTGGGTAAACCCGCATCTTAAGGTGCGCCAAGGCGATGATGTGATTGTGCAAATCCTTGGAGATGACGACGACGACGAGGTCTCAAGCTATCTGAAGCGCTTCGTCTCGCGCTCTGGCGATACGCTACGCCTCTACCAATACAATCCCGGCGAAGGGGAAACTCACGAACTGGAGTTCCCCGCCGAGAAGGTGTTCAGCGTTCACAAGGTCGTCTTTCACGCAATGCTCTGAAGCGACCGCTCGTCGCAGCGCCACGTCGGCCGGATCGTAAGATTGCGGAAGGCTGGCGGCGCCTTGGGGCACTCGCTGCAACGGATCTTCCGACAAAGCTGCATGTAGTTATGCACGCCCAGCTCGGCAGCTTTCCGAAGGTTGTTGAGGCGAAGAAGTCGCGAATGGCCGCAATCATCACAAGCCACATAAACGCTATCAAGCTCGACAACCAGTCGTAGGGCATCCGGATGATCCACTGGACCGCTGCGCGACATTCCTCTCTCCTGTTTGTTCTCTTTTCGTTCGCCTAAGAAAGCAGCGAAACTGCGCCGAGTCGAGTCGTAAAACCAGCGACAGCGAAGCAAATTTACCTGTCATTCACTTACCTTATCCCCGTCAAGTAGGCCATACTTACATTTTCCTCTTGACGGTTTAGGTAAGTACGGCTTACATTCATCTCATCAGCAAAGCGCTGGCGACACACGGCCACGCCGGGAGATGAAAACAATGGGCACGATGGTTACCCGATACAGGATTGAGGATGAGGTAGGCCGCGTTCTGACGGTCGAAGGCTTCTTCTCCTACGAAGTCGACGACGCTCTGCAGTTCCGTTGCGAAGACGAAGCCTACGAAGAGGCCCGCTCCTTCCCCGGTACGGCCGTCGAGCGCTTTGAGCGCTATTCGACCTTCCCTGATTTCTTCCTCTCTGAAGCCGTCTCAGACGAGAGGAGCGCGGCATGATCACGGCAACGCAGCTCCGCGACTTCGCCTTCTTCCTCTCGAACACCAGCAGGTGGGAGCTTGAGAAGGCGGGCATCATTACGCCAGGCCCGAGCGGCGACACGGCTTGGAAGCGCTTCAACAACGACTTCGACGTGTTCGTCATCAAGCTCCCAGCCGAGAGGCTGGGCGCCCTCGCCGACATGATCAGCGGATACCTTCAGGTCAGCGAGTATTCCCGCGAGCAAGCCGCGATTGCTGCCCGGAGGGTCGCATGACCCGCCCCATCTCCTACGCCTGCGACCCTGCGCAGCGCTACTGCGAGTGCGGACGCTGCAACCTCGCGCCGGCCCGCAACATCGACCTGGACGCGGTCGCCAACCTGAACCGCGCCACCTCCGCAACCGCCATGTGCCTCATCCTGATCGCCCTCGTCCTCGGCATTTTCGCCGTAGGCCTTTGGCGGACGGAACAGGTGCACAAAGCAATCGTCGCCGAAAGGAATGTCTGATGGCCATGCCAGACCTTGACTACAACCTTCATCGCCAGACAGAGGCGGCAAAGTCGCTTCTTTCCAGCCTTCGCGACCAAGGCGTTGACGATGACGCCGAACTGGTCGCCGACGCGATCGAGGGCGAGACTAACCTACTCGAGGCTATCGAAGCGGCCCTCGCGCAGATCGACGAGTGCGACGTCCTCATCACCGGCTTAAAAGCCAAAGAAGAGGAATTCGAGACCCGCCGCAAGTCGATTGAGCGCCGAGCCGAGCGCGTCCGCGCTTTGATTGAGCAAGCGATGCTCGCCACCGATCAAACCTCGCTAAAGCTGCCGACAGCCACCCTGTCGCTCACGAAGCGCGCGCCCGGTCTGATCGTCAACAGCGAAGCGGACATCCCTTCCCGCTTCTTCGTCGAGCAGGAGCGCCCCGCGCCAAAGCTGGACAAGAAGGCCTTAGCCGCCGCGATCAAAGCCGGCGAGCAAGTGCCCGGCGCCAACCTCGACAACGGCAGCATCTCTCTTTCCGTCCGGAGGAAGTAAACCATGAACGCGATCACGAAATTCGACCTGTCGCCCCGCCAGATCGCGCTGGTCCAACAGACCGTCGCCAAAGACTGCAACGCCGAAGAGTTCAACCTCTTCATGGAGGTTGCCAGGGCAAAGGGCCTCGATCCGTTCCTGGGCCAGATCATTCCCATGGTCTTCTCAAAGAACAATGCCAGCAGGCGGAAGATGACCATCATCATCAGCCGCGACGGCCAGCGCGTCATTGCGCAACGGTGCGGCGACTACCGGCCAGCCAGCAAACCGGCCACGTATGAGCTCGACTCCTCGCTCAAGAGCCCGCTCAACCCTCAGGGCATCGTGTCCGCCACCGTCTATCTCTGGAAGCAGGATCCAAAGTCCGGCGAATGGTACGAGGTCGCCGGCCAGTCGTATTGGGAGGAGTTCGCGCCGATCAAAGATGAATGGGCGGAGAACGAAAAAACCGGCAAGAACTACAAGACCGGCAAGCAGACGCTCGACGACTCCGGCAACTGGTGCCGGATGCCCCGGCTCATGATCGCCAAGTGCGCCGAAATGCAGGCCCTTCGCGCCGGCTGGCCCGAACAGTTCACCGGCCTCTATGACGAGGCTGAAATGGACCGCGCCAAGATCATTGATCTGACCGCATCGGAGATCGTCGAGCATGAGCGCGAGGAACATCGGCTAAAGGCCGTCGGCGCCGCCAACTCCATCACGGTAACTTGGGGCGACAACTGGGCGCTTGAGAACGTCCCGGTCGGCGAGTTCTTCGACCGCGCTTGCGAGTTCATCGCGAAGGAACCCGCCGCCAAGGTTGCGAAGTGGCAGGATGCAAACCGCGAGCCCCTGAAACTGTTTTGGTCGAAGCACCCGGGCGATGCGCTCGAACTCAAGAAGCGGATCGAGGCGGCCGTCGCGCGTCCGGCGCAGAAAGGCCCTTCCGATGCCGAGCTTCGCAACCATCCCTTAATGGCCGGGTGAACTATGGCTGAACATCTTCTTCTCAAATGGGGCACTCTCAAGGGCTGGGAGCTGGAAAGCGACGCCAGCATGGCCGCTCTTCGGAAATATGCTGACGGCGGCATTTCCCTCAGCGCGATGGCTCAGCGTGACACCGAGGCGCAAAAGCAAGCTCTGTGCGAGCTGATCGACGCCGTTGATGGCGAGATCGTCAACGATTGGACCGGCGAGACCATGACCAAGGACGAGGCGAAGAAATACGTCATGGAGTGGGACCGATCATGAGCGGCCCGATCCTTCTCACCTGGAACGGCGAGGCCTTCGAGCCGGCAAACCGGCACTGGGCCCGCGAATGCGACAAGCGGTTCGTGGTCGGCGAGTTCTATACGCTCGCCGAGCACAACGACCGCAGCATGAACAGCCACCGGCACTATTTCGCTGCGGTCACCGACGCCTGGCGCAACCTGCCAGAGCAATATTCCGGGCTGCCGTTCGCCGAATCCGCCGAGCATCTCCGCGCCTACGCGCTGATCCGGACTGGATACTGCGATGCGCATACCATCGTCTGCAGCACGAAGGCTGAGGCAATGCGCCTCGCCGCATTCATCCGGCCGATTGATGCCTTCTCCGTTGTCGACGTGAAAGAGGCAACCGTCACCCGGTACGTCGCCAAGAGCCAGTCCATGAAGGCAATGGGCAAGCAAGATTTTCAGGAAAGCAAAACGGCCGTCCTCGACTTCCTCGACGATTTGATCGGCGTCGAGCGCGGCACCACGCAACGAAATGCAGGAGCCGCAGCATGACCGATACAGTGAAGCACACTCCCGGCCCTTGGGCTTGGTTCGGCAATGCCGGCAGAAATTACGTCTATCTTGCCACCGTCCACGGCGGCCGGCGCTATGTCATGGACTTCACGCGCTGGGGCATGCGTGGCGCTCAGCCTCGCTTCCAGCCCCACGAGCGCGGCGGCATGATCGATGCCAAGGACCTGCTGCAGTTCGAGGTGGGCGATCAGTCCATTGTCGGCATCGAGGCCGCAAAAAAGGATGGCAGCGTTTATCGCTATGACGTGCGCGGCATCAATTGCGCCGATGCATGGCTGATAGCCGCCTCTCCCGATCTTCTGCATGCGTTGAAGCTGGCGAAGGATCATTCGGAGCTTCCAGACGAGGTTCTGGACATCGTCGACGCCGCTATCGCCAAAGCGGAAGGCGGTGCGGCATGAAGAACCCGTCCCCCGTCAACCTTCAGACGCTCGACGATGTGCGCAAGGCCGGATGGCAGGCGGAAACCCGCGATGCTGACGGCCACCTTTGCCGAACCCACGCGCCGTTCGAGACCGACGCGGATATCGTTTGGCTCGTTCGCGAAGCGCTTGAGCACGGCGAGACTGTAACAATCTGGCCAGCGAATGGCGGTGCGGCATGAGCAACGCCCTCTATGGAAAGTGCCCCTCGTGCTCGCAGGTTTTCCTCGTCGCCAAGCTGCCGATGCAATTGAGTAAGGCGGCAGAGCTCGCGAAGAGGGCCGCGTGCCCGGCATGCGGGGAAACGAAGGGCATCACGGTTCCGAGCGCCGATGAGGTTCGATCATTCGAAAGGGCAGGTGCAGCATGAGCGTCGACGACTTCCATTCTGGCCGAGAATTGAAGGCGACACGCAAGCCGCATGCGTGCGAGCAGTGCGGTCGCCAGATCGAAACTGGTTCGCCCGCGCACTACGCAGCCGGCAGATACGACGGCTATTTCTACACGCAGTATGAGCACGTCGAGTGCCATGCGGCCGGTATGGCCTACGCCGAAGAGACCGGCCTCTGGGGCGAGGACTTCACGTGGTTCCAGCATTCCGACAGTGCCGACTTCGGCGACTGGCTCCTCGAACATCACCCCATCGTTGCAGAGCGCCTGAACATTGAGCGCGAAGAAGACGAGGTCGAAGCATGATTTTGCGATGCAAATGGGTACGCGATCCAGAAGTGCCCGGCGGCAAGTTCCTGGTACCGGGCTGCTGGAATAGAGCCATCTATGGCGACGACGCCGAATGCCAGTGCGTGGGCGGGACGGAAACGGTCGCCGAGCGGCTGGAAGGCAAAATCGATGGCCTCCTCAAGCGGCTCGACAAGCTGGAAGCTCGTATGGAGGGCCGCCACTGATGCGCACCGTCCCCGAATGGATTGGAAAGTCCGACGACGAGAAGGTGCCGCCGCGCGTCCGCCTGCGCATTTTCGAGAAGTACGGCGGCGTCTGCCAGCTATCGCAGCGGAAGATCATGGCCGGCGATGCCTGGGACTTGGACCACATCAAAGCCCTCTGGCGCGGCGGCGAGCACCGGGAAAGCAACCTGCACCCGGTTCTGAAACAGCCGCATCGCGAGAAATCGGCCGAAGAGCAATCCGATCAAGCCAAATGCGATCGCGTACGCAAGAAACATTTGGGGATCTGGCCTCAGAGCCGCGCGGAGATCAAAAGCCGAGGTTTCGGCAGAACGAGGGACATATGAGCGAACGCGCCCTAATTGAGAAAATCGCCCAGGTAACCAACGCCGTCGGCTGGCAAGCGGGTGAGCCGGCCATGGAACTCGCCGGCCAGATCGTCTCGGTCCTCGCAGCGAATCCCGAACACATAGACCGCTTCATGAGTGAAGGCGCCGAGCTTTTCCTGGACGGCACCTTCAACGCCGAAAACGGATGCCTCACCTATCGCTCGATCGGTGGCGACATCCTGAATCCGTCAGTTCTCCGCCAGCGGAAGGGAATGCAGCAATGAGCGAGAATGAATTGAAGCCATGTCCCTTTTGCGGACGCCCACCGCACGCCACGAAAGAGATCCCTTCGGCAAGCCTCGCGGCTCTCATAATGTGCAGCGAGAACGGTTGCGTCACAATGGCCGGTGCTACTCTGCCCGATGCTATTGCCGCATGGAACCGGCGTGTTCCCGCTATCGGTGAAGGGAGCCGCGTGGAGGTCAAGCCGCTGGAGTGGGAAGAGTATTGGGTAGGGCATGGCGAAGACATACCGGCATGGCGAGGACGTGGCCCGCTTGGCTTGTATGTCGGTTTTTCCTTCGCCGGAAAATACAAGATCGAGAAGCATGCCGATGCGCCCGCCGATGAAGTAGCAGCCGAGAAAGCCGACTGTGAAGCTCGATATAGGGATCGCGTCCTTTCCGCCCTCTCCTCCGCTCCCACGCCAGCCCAAGAGGGACGAGACGCGCCGGAGCCGGTCGGGTACGTGTCCGAATGGCACCTGAATGAGGTTCGAGAAGGCCGCATCGGAAACATCTTCCCTGCCGGTGTTCTCAGGCCGGAAAATGAAACGCCCGTATTCGCCGCCTCCCCGCCTTCAGACGCCGAGTTGGTGCGGATGCGGGAAGCGCTGGAAGCAATCCTGCTTTGCCACAAGGAAGGCGGTTTACTCGACAGCGTCGACAATGACGGCGAGCACTACACGTCTCAGGCGCTCATCGACGCGATCGCCAAGGGCCGCGCCGCCCTTTCCGCGAAGGAGGGGCAGTGATGGCGGGCACGCTCGACATGTTCGCAACCGAGACGAAGTCCTCGGCTATCATCTCGGAATGCGGTGCCTACCGGTACCGCCTCGATCGGCAGTGGGACGGCGACAAACCCAAGGTCGCCTTTCTCATGCTGAACCCTTCCACGGCCGACGCCAGCCAAGATGACCCGACTATTCGCCGCTGCATCGGCTTCGCGAAGGCATGGGGTTTCGGCGGATTGATTGTCGGCAACCTCTTTGCCCTTCGATCCACCGATCCGAAGGCCCTATATGACCATCCCGATCCGATCGGGCCCGACAACGATCAGCACATTCTTGCGATTGCAAAGAGCGCCCGTAAGATCGTTTGCGCGTGGGGGACACACGGAGCTCTTCATGACCGCGGTCGCCAGGTCGCCGAACGGCTCGAATTCTTCGACCTGGTGGCGCTGAAAGTGACAGCCGACGGCCAGCCAGGCCACCCGCTGTACCTCGCTGCCGATATCCAACCTAGATCGTATTTTGCGCCATGACAGTTACGCCCGACCTCACCAACGCCACCCCCGCAACGCGCGAATACTACGCGTTGCCCGAATCAGTCCGCGAGGCAGCAGAGGCAATAGTCGGTAAGCCGCGCCCCATGACCCACGTCGAGATCCTGCTCGCAGTCGGGAGGGCGATTGCGAACGACCAGGAAGCCGCAAAGAGAGGTGAAGGATGAGAGAGCGCCGGCCTTCCCTTGTCCCGCCGGGCAGTTGGCCGCCGCGAATGACGGCAGACATGGCAGCGGGATATTGCGGCGAAAAGCACGTCGAGGATTTCCTCGAGCGCGTCGGAACGACCTATCCCAATCCGCGCATCGTTGACAGCACGCGCCGGAAGTTCTGGTATCGTGAGGATCTGGACCGGGCGATGAACCTCGGCACATCGACGATGTCCTCAGGATTGGGAGCGAAGTTCCGTGAGAAGATCAGGGAAAAGCGGAACAGTGGAACTGCCTAAGCACGTGCACCGCGTGATCAAGCGACGCGCCAATGGTTCGCAAACCGTCTACACCTTCTACACCCGGTTCCGGAACACCAAGGAGGCGTGGCCGTCGATCGCCCTTCCGGAACCGCTTGAGAAAGAGTTCTCCGAGCGCCTGTCGATCTGCGAAGCCATGGCGCGTGATGAGAAGGGCTTCCTGCTGGACGGTAAGCGGCTACCGGATCTCAAGAGCAAAGAGTTTTGGCCCGAGGCCACGAAGGCGCACGAAGCATTCATCCGCCGCGGCCGCCAGGGCATCAAGGATTTCAAGGCGCTCGTCGAAGCCTTCCAGAGCGAGACCAACCCCTTCTGGACTAAGCTCGCGGCTTCCACCCAGCGCGGCTACAGAACCTCTGGCGACATTATCAAAGAGACGTGGGGAGACGACCTCCCCGTCGACTTGACGACGGTGGACGCGCAGGACGCGATAGACGCCCTCGGAGAGACCCCGGCGAAGGCAAACCAGTTCCGAGCGTTCCTGTCCCGCCTGATGGCGTGGGGGGCCTCACGCGGCTACTGCAAGACGAACGTCGTGGAGATGACGGAAAAGATACCGGGCGGCGAGCCGTGGGTGCCGTGGCCGAACTGGGCTTTTGAAATCCTTCTGGAGCACGCACCCTTCCACATGCAGATGATCGCCATGTCGGCATTCTTCACCGGGCAGCGCCAGGGCGACGTGCTGGCTATGACGAAACCTAAGGCCGGAGAGAACACGATCGCCGTGCGCGCGCAGAAGACAGGAAACACGGTCTGGATTCCAATCCACTTCGCCTACCGGAAATGGATAGACCGCGTGCCCACGTCCGATAGCGTGATGCTCCACGCCGGAGCTCGGGCCACCTCATATAAGAGCGCCGACGGATTCCGAACCGAATGGCAGAAGCTCATGGCGAAGGAGGTGTTCAAGCCGTTCCGCGAAAACCGCATCGTTTTCCACGGTCTGCGCAAGAACGCTGTGATCAATTTGCTGGAGGTTGGCTGCACGGAGAACCAGGTGGGAGCGATCTGCAACATGTCGGCGCAGATGGTGCAGCACTACGGCCGAGAGGTGGCTCTGAGGAGCCTCGCGAAGGACGCGATGAAGCTCATGGAGTCGCGCTGGAGCGAGATCGAGCCGGCCGCCTTCAGGAACAAGAACGGAACGTGAATTGGAAACCGTTTCCAATTTCTTGGAAACCAGTCATCCGGAAAACCCGGACGCCTTGGAAATTGTGCAATGATTTCAAGAGGTTTTTGGTGGGTGATCACGGGCTCGAACCGTGGACCCGCTGATTAAGAGTCAGCTGCTCTACCAACTGAGCTAATCACCCGACCGGAACCGCTTCGCTGCGGTCTGGTGGGGCGTA